CCGCTTTTACACTCACGTGACTTAAAAACTCACACGGAGCAGTAAAGGTATGGCAGACGAGAAAATCGTCATAAAAATTGATGTAGACGCAAGAACTACAGCAATTGAAAAGACCACGCAAGCGGTAAAGCGCCTTAGACGCGAGGCCGGAAAATTTAGCTCTGGCAAAAACGATATGGCTGAGTACCTCAAGCAGGGGGAGAATCAGCTCGGGAAGACTGTTACGGCCTATCGCCGACACTTTGACTTTTTCGACAAGGGCGTCAAAGCGATGGGCACGGTACTCAAAAAGTTTGTTACCACCGCACTCAAGGGTGTAATCGTTGAAATGGCTCTCATGGGTGCCGCGATGCTCGGAATTCATGCACTTTTCATAACTGGAAAAGGTCTTGCCAAGGCGTACTCGGGGGCAATGCAGGTCCTAGCTGGCGGTGCCGCAGCGGCGGCGGTTGCAATAGCTACAGCGGCAGCCGCAATACGTGAACAGCAGGCAGCAATGTTTGCATACAGAGGAAAAGGGGCAGCAGAATTTGGTAGTGGGCTAAGTCAAGCAAGAGTCGCAATGCGTGCACTTCAGATGGATGCAAGCCTTGCCGGTCTAGGAGTTGCGAATCTAAACAAGGCCTACGCAACAATGTCAAAGACAATGACAACGCCACAAATAAATGCAAGTACAGGCTTGTTCAAGGCATTGATGGACTTTGGCTCGGCTGGTCAGGACCCGGGTGCCGCAGTGGAAAAAGTTGGTGCAGTGATAGCTGCTATTTCTGATAAAAAGAAAAGTCTTGCAGATGTTACCGCAGCAGCAAAAGCAATCGGTCCGGAAATGGCAGATGCCCTAAAAAAGGCGAACGTAAAAACAAAAGACCAACTCAAACAATTGATTATGTCTGGCGAGCTTGCAAAGATTGGTGGAGTTGCTGGTCAGTTTGATGCAGTAAATCAGACGCTTATTGGTCAGATAAAGACATTCTTCAATCTCGTTAGAGGTCAGTTTGCCGACTTTGGTTTGACATTCCTTGAACCAGCAAAAGTTGCAATGCAGAAGATATTTAAGATTATTCAGCGTGACCTCGGGCAGCTGACTGGGATTGTTTCTGAATTTGGAACCGGAAGCTTTATGGACGGCCTTGTTTCTGCTGTTGACAAAATAAGCGCCGGGATGGTGAACCTTATTCAAAAATATCTACCAATGGCCAGAGGAATGGGGGACAGAATAGCTGGATGGTGGGAAAGATTCCAGGGTGGATGGAGAAATATGGTCAATGGTATGCGCCCATTTATAGATGGTGCTCGCGTACTAGAAAGAGCGTTCTCGCCTGTTTGGGAAGCAATCAAAGGTGGCGCTAAAAACTTCACGTATTTCAATGAACTCCTTGTTGAAAATCAAGATGATGTGCTTGAATTCGGTACCAGAGTTGGAGAACTCATTACTGCAATTTCTGACTTTTCAATGGAACTAAAAGAAGCCTTCTTTGGGATACTTCCAGTAATAAACGACATTCTTTCTGGTGTAAAGCAGTTCTTTAACATACTTGCTGGTGGACTCGGAAAGTTTGGCGGTCTTGCTGCAATGATTCCACTGATGACATATTTCGTTGGTGGAAGAACGATGTCTCAAACAAAAGGTGGATTTTTACCTAAAAATCTTGGGAGCATGAACGTTAATGCCCAAGTTGTAAATGTTGGCGGTCCTGGTGTTGGCGGACCAGCTGCTGCCACTGGTACAGCGGTTCCGCCAAGCTCACAAAACACGATGTCATCTGGGAAAACCGGTCGAATAACTTATTCAGACGCAGCAAAACTGACTCGTGCACAACGCGGCGGGTTAGACGTAGGCGAATATGTAAAAATGCAAAATGCTGCGCCGAATGCTGCAAATGCATATTCAAATGGGCGTGCTGCCTCTCGTCTGTCATGGATGGGTGGATGGACGAAGATGGCAGAGGGACCTCTATCCCCAAACTACACAGGGCCTCAAACAGCGCTCGGTAGGTTCAGAGAGGCCGTCCGCAAACAGCGTTCAGAAACAAGATTTGGTGCTGGTCTGTTCGGCAATGAGAAGCTTGGCATAAAAGGAATCAACAACACCATGGGCGCAAGAATGGGTGTTGGTCTTGGACTTGGGATGATGAGCCAATTTGCACCCGAAGAAATGCGGGGAGCACTTGCGCTTGGTGGAACTGTTGGAATGTTCAATCCGATGGCTGGACTCGCTGTAGGCGGTCTTGGTTCAGCGATGAAGGCACGAAGCGCAGGGAAAGGCGCTCTAGCCGGAATGGCCGGTGGTGCTGCGATGGGAGCATTTTTCGGGCCGTACGGAATGGCAATAGGTGCCGGTCTTGGACTCCTTGCTGGCGGAATCATGGGTGGCGTAAATGAGGTCAAGGTAAGGGCAAAGGAAGCAAGAAAAGCGATTCAGTCGACTGTTGGCTCACTCCTAACAGGGATAATGACAGACCGTTCTGTTGAGTATATGGACAATATGCGTGCTGTCGCAGCTGGACAGAACACAGCTGGAAGAAGGGGTTCACTAGAAGGAATCGGTGCTGATTTCGCATCTCGAACTAGCGGTCTTGTTCAAAGAGCTTCTTCAGGAGCAAAAACAAGACGTGGAGAGAATGTCCAAGACGTATTGAATAGTAATTTTACAGCGCTTATCAATCCAGTTGCACTCACAACAAAAACTCTTAGTGCTTTAATGCCTGACATATTTAATATCGGAAGCCTCATTGGGAAAATCCCAGGCATGGGAAGTCTCAACAAAATTCCTGGTATGGGTGCACTAAAAGGCCTAATTGGGATGGATGTAAAAACCGGTCGAACAACTAGAAACGAAGACTTCATTAGGGACATCTTCAACAATCAGGCTAAATACGGTATGAAAATGACCGAAGATGAACTCGCTAAAGCCCTCAAGGACCCAGAAAGCTCTGTCAAAGAATTTGTAAAACAGATAGAAGAGCGCGGGGAAGCTTTTAATAAGCTTGATGATGTCAACGCAAAACGCCTCGACATGCTCGAGAAAATGAGCGGAAAGTCGAGGCCAGAGCTTGAGGCATTGGCCAAAGAAATGGGGGTCAATCTTTATGATGCAACTGTAAAGTTTGACGATGTAGTGACAAAACTCAAACTCAATATGGTTCGCTCTGCCGCTGAAATGTTGGCAGCAAACCAAGATGCATTGATGGGCGCTTCAGCTGTTTTCGATACGGAAATAAATAAAAATAAAGCAGAATATGCAATAAACGACAAAACTCGCGCCCTCGCAGACCAGGCCGCGGCTGGGACGCTTGATAGGAATTCTGTTCTTGAATACATGAAAGGGCTAGGTTCTGATTATACAGCCCTATACGGAGGTGACTCAGTAAAGGCCTTCCAGGCAATACAGGGTCTCTATGGTGCTGGCGGTACCGCCTTCCAAAAGGGCGGTGCACTTGAAAACCAGGAGCAGCTATTCAGCGGAAATGCAACTTTCCAGAATTTCCTAACAACAGCTAAATCTAATTTGGTTGATACCGGAGTAACTCAACTTTCTGGTCTTATCAACAAATCTGGGAGAGTAGCTGACGTAGAAAAGATACGAGCAGCATTTGGGAACATGACCGATGAGCAACTGTTCCAGCAGCTTGGCATGCTTCAGCAGGGCGCAATACCAACATTCGCTGGCACCGGTGACGCTGCGGAGCGAAAGGCAAGCGGAACAGGAATGGAGGGATACCTTAAAACCCTCGGCATAGATTATGCATCATTGCAGAAAATTAATACTGATGAAGCAGATAAATTCACTGACCTTTCGAACGCATCACAGAACTTCAAGACCGCAGTGGAAGAGTATAGAAAATATACACAAGAGTTCTTTGGCGCAGATGGTGGACGACCAGAGTGGTGGTCAAAAGAAGCCATGAAAGAGATTATGGGCAGTGACACATCGAGCCCGAGAGGAAGCAGAATTGGGGATACCACTTCATCGAGACTTTCGCAAACAATGGCTCGACATGCTGCAATGAATTCTCAGCTAACAGGGGTACGTAGTATCACTTCTGCCTACAGAACGACCGCTCTCGGTTCTCCAAGCTCTGACCATGTGACAGGAAGGGCCTACGACCTTGTTGGACAGAACCTTGGCGCATATTCACGCCTTGTTCATGCAAATGGTGGCTTCGCAGAATTCCATGGAAGGAACGGTTCAAGACATCTTCATGTTGTTCCTGGTCCTGGTCCATTCGGCGACACGTCGGTTCCATCGATGTCGAAGATGTCAACCATGCCAGCCATGTCTGGTGGGGCAGTAACGAATAACTCAATAACAATCAATGCTGCACCTGGGCAGTCACCTGAGGCAATAGCATCTGCTGTAATAAAGAAGATTGATGAAAGAAATCGCAATCGAGAGCAGCGTAGATAATGGCAAACGAAAATGTTTTTTCCAATGGACAAATCGTCTATGTTAAAGTACGCAGTTTGCCGAACCATCCAAGCTCGTATTATGAGGGTTTTGACATATCCTGGCTATTTAAAGTCGTAAACGCAAAAATTGCTAAAAAAGAAAATCCTCTTGGCGGTGGGTTTGATAGAATAGATGACAAAGAATATTGGCGACCATTTCTTGGGTATGCGCAATTTTACGAATATACAGCCGGTGATGAGTTCGTTCAGCAAACATTCGCCGGTAGGAACACATCTACAACAACAAAGGACCCCTCTGGCACTGTTTCATTTCTTAATAGTCCAACTTCTGTAGCACAAACAAAATACTCAAATCTTCCAGAAGGAACACAGAAAGTTTTTCAGGGAGAAATATATAGGGCTGTGTCCCAGTTCGTTTCTTGGGAAAGTATTTCAAAATACGATACGCTCCCAACCCCAAAAAGAATGTCATATGGAAATCCGTACAATATTTCAGTAATACGTGTATGGGTAAAAGTTTCCGGGTCTAATCTAAGTGAGTCGACTGGGTATACGTACTGGTTCAACCCGCAGCTTAATACATTTCACTTAATCAACCCAAAAATTGATTTTTTGCTCAATTCACCAGGGACAACAGAAGAAGATTCTTTGCGTGAGGGGAAGGTCCTATCGCTCATGCTCCAGGGGAAAACACGTGCTCAAGCACTTGAGCAGTTAAATAACTCACAAGAAGGAACAAAAACCTCTCCAGCATCAACCACTTCCGGTAGCAATAGCAACCTTGCTACCGGAGGAGGTGGCACTTCATCAAGCACCGGTACCGCCCCAAACTCGACCATAAAAGCAACCGTAAGAGTGCGTGGTAATTTTGGCTTTATTGAACCAGGCGAGATTGAGGGTGGTGGAGCTCAGATGGTTCAGTACTACAAAGCTGGAAATAGCCAAGCGCCACTCACCGCACGGCATATTTTTACACCCAAGCCAAATGAAATTAATTATCAAAACCTTGGTTCTGAGTGGACGGAGATAGAGCGCTCTGGGAGAATTCCGCTTGTTGACTGGAAAAATTACAAGCTCATGCGCGTTTCGTTTCAGTTCCTTGTCATACCAGATGCAACATACAGGCTTGGAGCATTTGGTCAGACTGCAGATGATGGAATAACACTTTCAATTGACTCAAAATTGGAAGTATTGCGAAATATGGCATCGCGCCCATATCCGGTAATTTTGTACGGTTTTGATGAGTTGCTGGCAAATGCAAACCCATATTCCTTCTCTACTGGTGCTGGCGTCCAATTTGCAATTACTGATTTCTCAATTTCGTCGATGATTAGAACTTCTAATGGCTCAATAAACAGAGCGCAGTGCGACATAACGCTGCAAGAGGTTCCAATTGAATATATAAATATTATTTCTCTTCCAAAGCTAATACCAGGACAAACAATAAGGCCCCCCAGAATAGATGACCCGGTTGAGTATGGAGAGAGGCTATTGATAACCGACCAGGCAAATGACCTTGTTGAAATAAAGGGGTATCAGCAAACAGCGGAGAGTAATTAGTGCTATGGCAGTGATTCCTTACCTCCCACCAAATCTTGATAATTTTGTCGGCAATACACCAAATAGCGCTGGGAAAATTCTTATCGCTTCATTGTCCGATGGGATAATGGCGACAATTGACCACTCAATAACAAACGTATCTGTTGACTACTCAATGACTGAAGCATCGCAATTAAGTTTTGATGTTATTGAGACAATGACCACAGACTACTCGTCGGTAATAGACCCAGAAAAAACACATCCAAGAAGACTCGAGTTTGGTCTAAATAATTATTTTAATGTTGGCAGAGATGTTATTTATGAAACACAGACCCTTAATGAAGTTGGCAATGATTTTGATGCAACGATTGAGCTCAAAAAGCAATCACAGCTTTTTGAAATAGCGTCAGTTACTTTTGCACCTGGTCCTGGCGGAAGCCCTGTGTGGCAGGTTAAGTGCTTTTCGAAAGCAATTCAACAGATGAAGCGTGATAGGAATCCAGGGACAATCAAAGGGACCGGGAGCACATTTGTAAAGCTGGCAGCCGAAAAGTATGGTCTTAAGTATTTTGGTGAAGAAACATCAAAGAAGCAGTCAATAACAAAAGCAACAGGAGATAAGCAGGCCGACTCTCTGTGGGATGTACTTAAAAGACTTGCGAGTGATGCAAAATTTGTCATTTATGAAGTTGATGGTTATTTGATTTTTGCTTCTGAACGGTACCTACTAAATAAGTGGGGAATCGATTCTGGTGACACAATCCGTGTAAAAAATAAAAAAACAAATCAATTCGAAACAAAACCAGCGAAATACATACCACTGCAATATCCAGCTGTATTTAAAGGAACCCCTGGATATTTTTATGCAATGCAGTATCCAACGATAAATATCTCAAATAATGACCCAAGATATGGGGACGGCTCCATCCTTGTAGACAGGCAAAATGGAACACAAATTAGACCCGGCATGACCGCGTATATAGGGGATGTACCAGGGAGCAATGGTTACTATCTGATTGACTCTGTTTCCTTTGCTGATAGAACACCAGACCCGGTAACAGTTTCTTTTAGAAAGCCGACACCGGAAGTTGATAAGCCGCGTGAAATAGCTATTGGAAATAGGTTCGTTCAAACAGATGCAATTAGCCCAATACCAACAAAAGTAAGTCCCAAAAAAGGAAATCTGCCCACTCCACCGCAACCAAAATCAAACTACTTCCCACTGCCAACACCGGGTACCGAATACAATTTTTCTGCTACTTACCCACGTATGAAATCAGGATTGATTTCAGTGGGCAACATCCCACTTTATTCAAGACCGGTTATAACCGTAGATGGCGAAGTTAAAACGACCTTCTCGATAACTATCTACCAAAAACCAGACTTAACAATAAATTATGGGAATTGGCAGTCAGGCAATACAGCGGTTCTTATTACCCCGATATGGACGGTTGGAGGGATTGCTGTAGAACTGACGGAAGCACAAGCAATAGCAAAGTATCTTTCTGATGGATTATTTTTAGCAAAACTTAACAGCAAAGAAGCTGCTGCGACATATGGGGAATACATCCATAGACAGCAAATCGAAATACTCAGAGTTCGTTTTCCTGATATTGACTACTACAAGGGTGGCGTGTATCCCGATACGGCTGGTTTGACATGATAATGAGCTTATTTGTTTACAGTCTTTTGCTTATTTTTATTAATGTAAACTCTACTTATTCACTTTGTAAGCAGGATAAATAATGGCTACATCAGACCCAGTAAATAGGCAGAAATCTTCTTCGCACCCGCTTAAGCCGGGTCAGTTCTACCAGGGCGTAGTCACGGCTGTAGATGCTTCTGGGCGCGTAACGGTAAGCGTTAAAGCGCTTGGTGCCTCTTATGGCCCAATAATGCCAATTGGTGCAACTGCGCTTAATAAGCTTGTGGTTAGTGACACTGTATTGTGCACATTTACCGATGAATTTTTCAATGACCTTGTGGTATTTGGTTCATCCAGAATTAAATTGGACGTTTTTGCATCGAAGGCACTATTTGAGCAACTAGTCACACGAGTAAATTCGCTAGAAGCACGCATAGAAGCATTGGAGAACTAGCCATGGACATGATTAAGTTTCCAATAAGGTTTGATAGAAGCGGCATACAAAAGCATGTCGAGGGTTCAGAAGATTATTATGCACAACTCCTGACAATTGCAATGCTTACGGAACCCAGAACGCATCCGTTCTCACCACGATTCGGCGTACTTGACCCTTCTTTTAGAGGGATAGATAAGGGTGTATTTGTTCTTACTGCGGCACGATTCGTCCCAGAGGTGCAGATTGTGAACCTAACAAGCGATATTGACACAGATGGAGGAGAAGCAAAAGTGGAATTCTCTTTCAGAATAAAGAGTGAGGTGTAGCCATGCCAGCAGATTTTTCCAAATATGTTGATTTGAGAATATTTGATGCCGAGCCGGGCGACATATATCTTGACGCAATTGAGCAGGCACGCCTCACAATGCCGGAATTCAACCTCCGTGTTGGTACACCCGAGGATGCGATATTCCAAGCAGCTTCATACATAAGCGCCCTAAGCATTGCGGCAATAAACAGACTCCCGGACCGACTGATGGAGGGAATTGTCTCTATTCTAGGGTTCACAAGGCAGCAGGCCATATCTGCCGAGGTGGATGTAACTATAACTCTGGATACATATTCCGGTGGAACAATTCCAGCAGGAACAATATTTAGTTATGAAACCCTGTTTGAAGATGAAATAACCGAATTCGTATTCCAGACTTCCCAAGCGGTTGTTATAAATGAAATAGAAAACCCGTCTCCTGGTGATGACTATCCAAGCGCATCGGTTACCGTATCGTGCCTAACACCAGGGATTATTCCGCCAATTACAACCCCAGGGACAGAGCTAAAGGTTCTTAGCTCTGGAACGAACATTCTTACCGTAGAAACATTGGCCAATTTTGCTAATGGTATAAACGCAGACGAAGATTCAGACTACCTGTCACGAGCAGCAACATATTTGCGCTCACTAAGTTCTGCGCTCAACAAGGCGTCACAGGTTGATTCATATGTACTTACTCAGTATCCAGAAATAGTTGGTCGCGTAAAAACATACGACCTCACAGACGGCGATGAAGATTTGGGCGACATCTCCGTATTGAGAACAGCGAATATTATTAAAACATATCTAAATACGAATCTTGCAACAGTCCAAACAAGCGGCCAGCACTTATTCGTTGTTGGCGATGTTGTGAATATCGAAAACTGTGGTTCTTCGTTTAACGGGGAAAGGACAATAACAGGTCGCTCTGATACTACATTTTCATTTGTCAGCGTCAATACAAACTCTGGAAGCACCACGGTAACCGGTACGGCATCTGCTGGAATTGATGTTGCAGGAGATGTAACTACGTTCGTATATGGCCTCAATTCGTTTTTGTCTACCGAAGAAAAAGAAACAATTCTTCTGGATGTTTCCGAAAAATCTGTTGCAGGATTGTCGTTTACAGTGAGGGACCCAGACCTTCTCACCCTTGAAATAACTGCATCAATAGTGATTGACTCTGCGTTCGACCAGGACATCCTTCAGGAGAATATCGAAAACACAATTGTTGATTATCTATCGCCGGCAAACTTCCCGTATACGGACGACCGAATAAGAAAAACACGTCTCATATCGCTAATTAGCAGAATACCCGGTGTTCTTTATGTTGAGTCAATGACTCTAAATGGGACCAATGATGGATGGCTCCCGCAATATGGAGACGACATCTTGTTCTTGAATAAAGGCTCGCTACCAATTGTCTCAAGAGATGATTTAACAATTACTTATACTCTCGGGTAACGAACAATGGCAACAACAGTAAATCTCATTTCTGCAGAAAATGCTCTTGCAACGCAAACGTCGTCTAGCGTAACGGTTGCTATAGCAAATTCTGCTCCAAATTGGATTTCGAGTAATTGTACAATTTCTGTAATCCCAACAGAGTTTATAACAAACCTTAGATATGTTCTTCGTATTGCCCCATCTGGCGCCGGTGATGTAACCGTTGCGCTACTTAGCGAACAACTAAGACTTTCAGAAAATGGTAAAACACTTTCCTTTAATGCAAAAGTAAGACCACCTTCAGAAGTTATTGTTGACACAGTACTTCAAGTTGATGAACAATCCGCAGAGGTCGCGCACCAACAAGAACTTTCTGGTGGGATATATGGAGCTATTCAGTCGAATACTGTTCAGGTTCCAAATGACGGCGTCCCACATTCTGTAACCGCATCAATAACGCTGAGTGGGCATAACGGTCAAAATATCTATCTAACATATCCGAACCTTATTGATGACCTTGCTTTTTATGAAAATAGGTATGTAAATCTTTCGCGTAATTTCATGCCTGATTTCTATTGGGAAAGAGATTCGCTCGAACAGTATCCAACCGCCCCATTTCATCGACTTATAGATATTCTTTTTAGCGCAGCTAATGAGGTACTAAGGGAGTATCAGGCAATATATAGATATGAGCGTGATGAGGTTGACAACCCACTTCAATTAGCTAATGAAACCGGACAGAGCGTGTTGGTTTTCCCGCAATACGTAAGAGACAAATACGTAAATTGGCTTTCGCAGTTCACGGGGTCGATAGCACGAAAAAATATTTCTGACGCTTCTGGTCAGCCTTTCTATCCAACACATGGAGCAGAGCGTTCATATCTTGAATGGCAGTTGCTAACATCGTCTTACGGAAGAGCTGCAGGAACAAGACAGTCACTAATTGAAGCTGCGCAGCAAGTTCTGCTATTTACCGAAGATGGAACAGAATCAACACGTCAGGTATCTGTAACACCAAACTACAATAACGATAGCTGGTCATTCCTCATTAGGACCATTGCAAATGAAACCCCTGATGCCCAGGCTGGTGAGTCAAGCCACCTTGTGCTTGCAGCAGTTGAGCCAGCGCGCCCAATGGGATACAAAATATTTCATGCAACAATTGAAGATTTCTATCTAACACTTGACGATATCTCGTATGGTCGATTGGGTGAAGTCCAGCTAGGCCCAGTAACCATTCCATCGGATGCGCCGCAGAACATTACAGTTACTGCGACAACATCTTCAACCGCAACACTGACGTTTAGCCCACTATCCGTTCCTGGTGGTGGCGATGGCGGAGGAATTATCTCTAATTACGATTATGCCCTTTCTACAAATGGTGGTTCCACCTACGGTGCATATCAGTCGCTATCTCCAGCCAAGGGCTCCCCACCAATAACAATCACCGGACTATCTTCCGCAACCACATATCATGTCAAGCTTAAAGCAACTAATGAAGCGGGGACCAGTGCCGTTGAGTCAGCAGCAGTAAGTTTTACCACTTTATAACCCAATGATAAACTTAAGTCTTGTAAATAAGGAGAAATAATATGGCAGGCGCAGGAACAAGAGTATTTGCATCAGGAGAAATACTCACCGCTGCACAAGTTAATCAGTACTTGATGGACCAGGTAATTACACGCTTTGCCGACGCCGCGACCCGTGATGCCAGTTTCGGCGGAGTTGGTCAGCCAGTTCTTTCCGAGGGCCGCTTTTGCTACCTTGATAGTACCAACGTTGTCCAATATTATGACGGAATTTCATGGCAGGACGCTTCTCAGTTCACAGTAGGTGACGGAACGATTACTACAGCAAAACTTGCTGACGATGCTGTAACTTCTGACAAAATTGCTGATGGCGCAATTACGTCTGCACATATCGCAGATGGAACAGTAATTGCAACAGATATTGCAGATGGTTCAGTAACTAGTGCAAAGATACTTGATGGAACAATTGTTAATGGTGATATCAGCGCCTCTGCTGGGATAGCACTTTCAAAACTTGCAACCAGCACGGCTGGAAACATAATTGTCTACAATGCATCTGGAATCCCAACAGCAGTTGCTGAAACTGGAGATGTGACAATTGATTCATCTGGTGTTTCATCAATTTCGTCCGGTGTAATAGTAAATGCCGATATCAGCTCTTCAGCCTCAATAGAACTCGGAAAACTTGCTGATGTATTAATTAATACAAAAACAGCGAATTATACGCTTGCCTTGACAGACAAGAACAAGATAATTGAAATGAATATTACGGCAACTAATAATACAGTTAGTGTTCCGACAGATGCGTCAGTTGACTTTCCACTTGGTTCACAAATTACCGTTACACAGTACGGAACAGGCAAAACACAAATTGTCGCCGTGACCCCAGGAACGACTTTTATACGCGCTACGCCAGGACAGTATCTGAGAGCGCAGTACTCATCGGCAACACTCATTAAAAGAGCTGCAAACGAGTGGTATCTCATTGGAGACCTGAGTGCCTCATGATTCCTGGTAATACCTCGAGCCAAGGCAAAAAGCCGACTACGCCGACAATTGGAACCGCTACGGCTGGAAACGGTGAGGCAACGGTCCCATTTACCGAATCAACATATAAGGGGAAAACGGGAACCGGAACATACAGGGCGACATCAAGCCCTGGTTCAATAACAGGTACCTGTGCGTCACCCTGCAGTTCAATTACGGTAACCGGATTGTCGAATGGCACCGCCTATACATTTACCGTAGCTCTTGAAACTCCATATGGGGTAAATTCTGATGGCTCTTCAGCATCAAACTCGGTCACGCCTGTTGCACCACCGTACTTCCCGCCGTTCTTCCCACCAGACTTCACTCCGTATTTCCCACCTCCCCCATATTTCCCGCCCCCACCATACTTCCCACCACCAGCATGTACTGGCGGATGCAATGTTGGTCCATGCTCTGGCGACTCAAGAGGCGAGTGCACAGACCTATTTGGTGGTTGCAGCTGCTTCTATATGGGTTGATAAGATATGGATGAAAGTATTTCAAAAACATAGAAAATGGTTGAAAAATGAGAAAAACATTTATTGCAGTTGTCGATGGAGAAGAAATAGCATTTGCTATCTCCTATGAGGAAGGTGCATCATCGCACGCAGATATGATGATTGCGGTTCTGTCAAGCACCCCAACGTTCTATGACATTACAAACCTTGTTGAAGAAAATGACCCATTTTATGGGCGACCGACTGCATATAAATGGATTGATGGAACACTCGTACCGCCGGCGGAATAGTTTTGTCACAAATAACAATTTAGGGGAACGTTATGTCTGAGTCTGAGTCTCCATGGCAAAAATATAAAAAGAAACTTGGGACGACACGTCCGTGGGATGTGTTTAAACAAGAGGCTCATAATACCGATGAGCAAACAGCCATAGATAGATATGCTATTTGCCTTGAATGTGACAGACTTCTTGGTGTAACAAAACAATGTAGAGAATGCGGTTGTATTATGCCCATGAAAGTAAAGCTAAAAAATGCAGAATGTCCACTTGGTAAGTGGTAGGCACAGTGGAAGCAAATCAGCATCAAACATGGACGTCGCTCGAAGCGATAGGCCCTGGAATTTTTCTATACCACGATGTGCTAACACCAGAATTATCGATAATTCCAACAATCAATAAATATCTCTCATCAAATCGCAATGGTCATTCTTGGTCCCCTGCTTTGGTTGGATTTCAGCAAACTATGTTGGATTATCGAGATTGTATGGACTTTAAGTGGAAACCAGAATTGTTTGGAGATAAACCGCTTGATGAAAGTGAGTTATCTATTTGCAAAATGTACAATACGGCATACGAACGCCAACTTGGTGCAGTGAACCACTATCGTTCAGTATTTGGCATAGGAGAACTCAAGTACTGGGAGGCTACAAATTTTGTTAAATACGGACCGGGTCAGCATTTTCAAAAACATTCCGACCATGGTTTTTCGTATAACTGCACTGTGTCATTGGTGGCATGGCCGAATGATGATTATGAGGGCGGAGAGTTAGAATTTGATATGTGGGGGGTAGTGCTCAAACCAAAAGCTGGTGACCTTGTAATCTTTCCATCGAACTACATGTACCCACATCGTTCTTTGCCTGTTATTTCTGGAACAAAATACTCAATGGTAACAATGCTTGATTATTCTGAAAAGTATCATACAAATGAATTTCGCCAATTTTTTTATGGTTCGAATAACTCTAGCTCAAGTCAAGTGGGCAAACAAATTAATCAATATGGAATAAAACTTTAAGAATGATAAATTCAAATGATTTAGTAGATGACAATGACGGTATTTACCAAGTAAAAGGCATATTGTCACATCCAAACCATTACCAAGTTGAGAAAAATATTCATGTAATCAAAAATTTTACGACACAAGAAGAGCAAAATTGGTTTATCTCACTAGCGGGGGCAGCCAATGAAGAGGATTGGTGGCGCGATAAACGGGAGTGGTGGTCAGGGAAAATATTGTATGTTGGGGACGATAACCTCGGTAATGAACATATTCAGAATATTCTTAATCGAATAAGAAAGTTATTCGATGACGAAAGAGAAGAGAAATGGAGTTTTGGTGGAATGATGAGCGTCCACAGAATGAAACCCGGTGAGACAATGTTTCTACATGCTGACAACCCGATAGGAACGGGTGACAAAACAAATTATGTTCAGTTCGGAATGACGATGTACCACTCTGATTTTGAGGGTGGGGAAATCCATTACGAAAATTTATCACTCTCTTACAAGCCGGAGAGGGGTGACTTGCTTATGCACCCAGGGTCGACAAGGTACACCCACCGAACGCTTCCAGTTAAAGGTGAAAAGATTCGGTACATATCGACGACATTTGCGTTTGACCCAGCAGTTAAACGTTTGAGAGATTCCAGAATGGTATTTGAAAATGTTAAAAATGGAGAACAGTCTACAGAAGACCCGATTTACCTTTATCAAAAAAAATCTTAATATTCTTCGATATGCCCCTTCATCCACATAGATGACTTATTCTCCTTGTCAATCCGTTGTTTTTCCATTTCTGCCCAAACCTCTTTGCCATATATCTCTTCTGCGGCCAACCATTGGGAACTTCCTTTATATTCATAACCCCAGAACATCCTTACGAAATACTTATTTCCACTTGTTGTGCGCCTGACCCCGTGATAATACGGAGCATGTGATGGAAAAACAACTGCATCCCCTGCTTCTGGTTTGTACTTAATAATTTTATAATTACTATCGTCAGTGAATACCTTAAAACTCAACTCACCACCTTCATAATCGTCATTCAAGTAGATATTGCATGTAAGCCAATGTTTGAAGCCTGGGCACTCGGTTTCGGACATTATAAAATCAGTATGGTACTGCATAGCCAAATTCTGACTAGGTGTTTCTGATGCATACATGCAGAGTGATGGCTGACCATGAACCCAGTTTGGGGCCTGGACCCCTTCTACGCCGACGTAGTCACTAGTGCATTCGTAAAACGCTTTTGATATCGTCAAACTAAGTTGATTAGTGGTTGTTTCCCATGTTCTAGACCACTGTTCTAACAATGGGAATGACTCATATCGGCAATATGGATACTCTGTGAAAAGTGTCTGTTTTCCAAAATCGTACCATTTATACCAAGGAATTACATATGGAGAATTACTCTCTGCAAAGTCAATAATGGACTGCGGCTCATTTATTGCTTGCTTGTAGGCATGTATCCCGGGATATATAACATCACGATTCATGGCTCCATCATCCAATACCAGTCATACCATTTTCCAGGAATCATGTCATAGAGCATATACCCGCCATCTGGCACAGCATCTTTTAGCCGATTTGGCCATGCCTCTGCATCCATTCTGCTGTTCTGAGATGGGTACCCCATATTTTTGATGATGCCTAAATTGCACCACCAGAAATTACCAGCAAAAAAACCACGATGATATTTTGTTGACGCGTGTATGTCGTATGTCAATGCCAATGGGACTGGTTCGTGAATATAAGAATTGTCCAATTCGGGATGACTTGGAAAAAAAAATATACCAGATGCACAGAAACCCTTTGATATAGCCAAAACATGTTCCGACCATCTCCCAATAAGATATTTAGTCATAATCCTTCGCCAAGTATGTCGATTCGCGGTTGCGTAGAAGGCCCCTTTTGTGTGCGCGTAAAATACATAACCCTCATTACCGATTGAGAATTCGTATAGTTTATTTAGTGTTACCTGCTCCCAGCCCTCATTCTGTATGTCGCATATTTCGTGCTTTATTCCATATTCATTAAATATGGCAGATATTTTTTTTGCACTAGATTCACTGCCGATTACACCCACATAGGTCTTGCTAAGGCTTAAAGAAAGGCCGGATAGGCATAATGCATTCGCATGCTCTGTGACTATCGGAAGCCAAATATCTTCTTTACCTTCTGGTGCATAGGCATGGTAAAAATGCCATAATTTTGGCTTCGTATCACTTTTGGCACTCATTGCAATATGATACCAATCATGTTTATTTAATTAATAATTTCTATAGTCAACCAATATGCGAAAGTAGCTCGACGCTGCCGAATGGCTGAAATACAAAAGTATTGAATGACAGGCTCACTCTTTTCCCACTGTTAACCCGTGGCACTTCATGATAGAGATGTGAGGGGAATAGGAACAACTCACCTATTTTGACCGGCACGTACCATGTCAATGAGTTGTATTGGTTGTATTCGGTTGTCTCGTAAAGAAATGATGAGATTTCCCTGTTTCGGTGAAACTGAATGATATCATCCTCTCCAGTTTCTATATACAGCACACCGCTAATCATGCTGTTTGGGTGATTGTGCACATGGTGAAAATCACCTTGTTTACTTAGATTCAGCCATGACTGAGTGATGAATAAATCGCAATTTGCATGTTTGTATACATTCTGTGAATACTCAAGGGCAGAATCTAAACAGAACTTGTTGATATCTTTCATCTCCGGATTGCGTAAAACAAAGGTATCATTAGATGTACGATTTCCACGATTTGCGTATGTGTCTGACAATCTGTTGTCTATGAAATCAATCTCAGATTGGGAAAAAGTTCTATCGATTTCGAAAATACTTACAGGAGTTGGAAATAGCTCAAGAAACTTCATTTGAATCTTTTCTGTTGTAGGTGAATAGCGTCTAGATTTCTGGAATTTCTATTTCTTCCCAATCTTGTATTTCTTCATTCCAAAACCAAAAAAATCCATTTGCCACTGAGCCCGGCATTGGTTTCGGTGGAATCCATTCGCCCTCAAGCCTAGTCCAAGATTCATATGGTTGTGGCTTGTAGAAATAGCCACCTACGAACGTGCCACCGATAAAAGCAGGGTTTTCATCCGTATATTCGACTATTTCGCCAGTCTGACCATCCACCCACTCATCTTCAGCTACGACCACATTTACTACAAGGTCATTTTCAATAACAGCATAGTTTTTCATGCAAGGAACTCATATCTCACAATTACGACTCCTTGTGCGCCAGCCGTTCCTGTTCCGCAGTTTGGCGTTCCGCCTACGCCACCTGTGCCATAGGTCGTTGCAGTGGAGTTAGTACACGTTCCTGGGCCAGTTTGCCCGTTGTTTCCAGCACTTGCGCCAACGCCACCAGCTGGACTATTCCCTCCGTTAGCTGACGAGCCAGCCGTCGATGAGTAGTACTGAGTCGTTCCGTCCATATAGTTGTTGCTTCCATTGGTTTGACCAGACAAGCTGCCACCACCGCTCCTTCCAGTAAACCCTGCTGTAGTTGTGCTGTTTGTTCCGAGTGAACCGCCTACAGTTGCAGAGCCACCTGAGCCACCACCACCAAAACAATATTCACATCCACCACCTCCTCCGCCACCGCCTGCTGTAATAAGGCTTAATGGTGATGTACCGAATGATGATGTTCCTCCGGAACCACCGTAGCCGCCGCCTGCGCCACCAACGGTCACCTGGTAAGTAGCAACAGGGAGATTCATTGTGGTTGTTACATATCCACCAGCACCACCGCCACCGTCTCCAAGTCCACGGCCAAGCTGTGTGCCACCTCCACCACCGCCGCCGCCAACGACCAAAATATCAAATGCTGGATTATCGCCCAGTGCAGTAACAACAAAGTTGGAACTTGATGTAAATGTATGCGACTTATAGTTAACGCCATTAGCTGCATACGTGCGAACCGTACCGCCTGTCGCAATGCTGTAGTTTCTTGCGCCGCCCCTACGAACAGAATCCGCCTGCCCTAAATTGCTTCTTTGGCTACGTGGAGAAAGAGCACCACCAGATACGGCTGTTCCGCCATATATATTAAATATTGGCCCAGTCATATTTGCCTATCAGGTGATTGTATTGACGTACCCGTGTATAACGATTGCTGTTCCGGTTGCAGCGTATGCTCTGACAACAAGTGGTGTAGCATTTCCCTTGAGAAGCATGCCTGGAGTAATGAGGTACAGGCCGTTTTCAGCTTTCACCGTGTACTCGATATCGTCGGTTCCAGCAGTAGTGCCGCCCCACTGAATGGTGAGCTTTCTATCAGTAGTGTCATAGTTGACCGCATATAGCCAAATCTCGTGGAGATGGGAGGATGTTGATGAGCCAGTATGGATTGTCGTTCCAGGGCTGCTCGTGGCAGCAACAAGGATTCCACGACCATCGGTCGAACCGCTCAAAATTGTCTTAGCAAATGCTGCCATTATCGCTCCTAGCTGAAAATCCGTGATGCAAGGACTGTTTGGTCATCCTCGTATGGGGCAAATGTAGAGACCCAAGAAGTATCGTAGTTCGTGGACGAGTTCTTATAGAGAATCTGGCCGACCGTGCCACCAACTGGAACACCCTGACCATTAGTTCCGTTGGTTCCATTTGTTCCGGCGGTGCCCTGTATTCCACCGTAGGCCAAAGCTGTCCATGCGGTTATGCCGTCGCCAATCTTGAAAAGGTCGGTATCTGTTTCAATGCCCATTTCCCCCTCGGCAAGGATGGGGTTTGCTGTGGTCCAGGCTGCTGCTGTGCCACGACGGAACTGAATTTGAACGGCCATGGTCTATATTTTACCCTAATAATACGGCTAAAGACCGAAACCATATTTTCTATTCAAATAATCTTCAACAAGAATGTAATTATCACTTGACAAAGTGGAGTTATAAACAATCACTTCAGCCACTTGCCAGTCAGAAGTTTCTCCATAGTTGCCGTGGTTTATGCTGAGTTGGTCATTCGATGGTGAGCCAGCGCCAGATGAGCCACGAGTCACCTTATTTGAGCGATATAGATTGTTTTGGTCTGTAGATATAAACCAGTTATTTCCGTGGGTATCTGGTTGTCCTGTAAGCCAGCCATTGTGGTGCGCTATTCCAGTCCCACCACCCCAAAATCCGGACAGCCAGTTTTGAGCAATTCCATCCATAATTCTTCTTCTCGAGCCGCCGGTATACCTAGCTACGAAAAATAGAGTATATGTAGATGGAAGTATTGCAGCTGGAAATCTCAGACCACCGTTTGCATTACCCTCTATGTAAGAAACAGTCTTGCTGCATCCATTACCCGTATCCGAGCCACCTATAACCGAACCTCGTGTAACAGTTGCATGATTCCCATTGCCGCTTAAGTCAAGCCATGATGTCCCAGATAGAGAGGCTTCGCCGACATACCATCCGATATACCCAGCGACTGGAGGGCGGCTACCGGGCCATGTTCCAGCGGTCTGCTCTATATACATTTGCGACGTTGACCAAACGCCGCTGATTGATGCAACATTAATAGTTCTTGTTGGACCGATTATCCCGCCATTTGCAGTACTCACAGCCCATACCTAGTCTTTAAAGCAGCATAATTTGTGTTCATTTCTGTTGTTGTAAGAGCTCTGTTATAGACAATAAATTGAGACAATCTTGCATCCCAAGAAGAACTCGCACCACCGTACTCATCGCTTCCACCAAGGTCGACCGCTGTTGTATTAAAACCTGGATTTGCCGCAACTGTCGTATTTGACTGCAGAAGAGAGTTGTTTTTGAACAGCTGCCTTGTTGTGGTTGCACGACGAAAAACAAAAATGTTCCAGGTGTTCATAGTTCCACCAGATACCGATAATCTCGTATCCGCGTCACAGCACCCACCCTGGTCAAAATATATATTTCCGTCGCTCCAGCTACAGTGTGCTGTTATCGCTCTGTTGTTACCGACCGAACCATAAAATTTAAATGCAGCTGAGTTGTTTGCGGAATTTTGATACATAATCAAATAAATTGTGTATCCAGATGTATTTGTAATACCAAACGAATTTGATGCAGGACCAGTACATCTTCTACCAGAAGTTGAAAAATAAGGATTTGCTCCGCTCGTAAAATTAACTGAATTCCAAGAAAAGTGTCTTGCGTTTCCGCTAATATCAAACCAGGAAGTTCCGCTTCCTGGGTAGCTATTCGAGTTTCCGGCATCCAAATGAAGCTGTAGATTTGTTTTAACTACTTCCATTGATGGAAATGTCTTGGCATTTTGTTCTACAAAATTTTTTTTTGTGTTCCATATCCCAGATGCAGTAGCGGAACTATTTTGTAGTTTCTGTCCAATTATTCCGCCATTAAGGCGCATTAACTTATCTCCTCGTAACTACAAACAGCTTCAAGGTCGCTATTTGCGCTTGCTGTTAAACGAAGTGCATCGCCTTCTTCGAGGTATATCGATTTTGATAAAAAGTCAAGAGTTGAGTCAGCTGGGACAACAACAGTGTGTGCCAACTTGTA